ACGGTGCCTTCGCTGGTACCGCTGTTGCCGCTGCTGCAACCGTTGGCGCAACTGGCTCAGGCACCGTTTCAGTGAACCCAACCTATACCGACCTTGCGAAGCTCAAGGCGTCTGTGAACCAGGCGTACCGACGCGCTCCTAAGGCTGGCTGGTTGATGAATGACACCACGCTCGGTGTGGTCACTGGTCTCGTTGATACAACGGGCCAGCCGATCTTCCGCGCAGGTGACGCGAATGTGGCAGACCGACTCCTCGGAGCGCCTGTCTACAGCGCAGCACTCATTGACCTGACCGATGACACCGCAGGCGCAATCCTGTTCGGTGACCTCGGACAGATTTACACGGCCCTCGTTGGCGGTGTTCGAGTTGAAGTTTCCCGCGAGTTCGCGTGGAACCTCGGCCTGATCTCCTACAAGGTGGAAGTTCGTGGCGCGACGGGCCTTGCTCAGACAACGGCCGTCAAGTCGTACAAGTCAGCCAACGTTTCCTAATCAGTAGGCGACTAGGTTGAGCGGCGGGGTGCTGGGCTTCGGCTCGGCACCCCGTTCGCATCAGGAGGGGAAATGGACATCTGGAAGAGACTAAAGAAACTGGGGCGCAAGGGCGCTGCTAAAATCAACGCAGAGGCACCTACAAGCCACGTAGAGCGCGCCATTGTGGTCAGGTGGGGCAATACAGCCACCGTGAAGCGAACGCCGCTTAGAGAGCGGGAAAGAGGGATTGACGAGTGACTCAGTATCTAGCGTCTAGGCAGATGAGCGTGGGGACTGCGGCTGCCAGCGTTGTCGAGGGTCGCGTCGCTGGAACGGAGATTCACTTGCACGCACTCGCCAACAACTCAAAGGACGTGTTGATCGGCGCTTCAGACCTGACCCTTGCCAATGGCTTTGTGCTACGCAAGGGGGAACACGTGACAATCCGGCTAATGGAGCGACAGACGCTCTATGCTATCGCCGAGAACGATGGTCAAATCCTTACCGTCCTGTCAGTCGGAGGCATCTAAATGTCATACGCAAGTCTCGCCGAGTTCAAGGCTGCAATCGGGATCAGCGACAGCTCCGACGATACGGCGCTGCAGTCTGTCCTCGATGCGACCGACGCACTCATTGACCTTTACACCGATCGCAAGAACGGCTTTGGCACAGCGACACAAACGCGCTACTACACGGCAGAGGACTACAAGTACGTCCTCGTTGATGACCTTGTAAGCATCACGACGTTGCAGACGGATGACGACGGCAACGGCACCTACGAGACGACGTGGACGGTGGACACGGACTACAACCTCGCGCCTGGCAATGCCGCGCTTGACGGGTTTCCGTACAACGAGATTGACGTGTCGGTCAACTGGCCGCGCAACTTCCCACGCGACGTCTATCGCGGCGTCAAGGTGGTCGGCGTCTTCGGATGGCCCGCAGTGCCAAGCGCCGTGAAGCAAGCCGCAATCATTCAAGCCGGTGCAGTGTGGTCAAGCCGCACCTCGCCGTTCGGCGTGATCGGCTCGCAAGACCTCGGCGGCATCATCCGCCAGACACGCGCACTGCATCCTGAATCTCAAGTCTTGCTTGAGGCATACCGCAAGCGCGAAGGGTTGGCTCGCTGATGGCACTTGGCAATACCTTCAACATCACCATCAACCAGGGCGCAACCTTTGAGCTGACGATCACCTGGAAGGACTCGGCTGGCACCGCAATCAACCTGAGCGGCTACACCGCACGGATGCAGGTGCGCGAGACCTACTCGTCTGCCACGAGCATCGTCAGCCTGACAAACGGCGCTGGCATCACGCTTGGCGGAGCGGCTGGCACGGTTGCAATCCTTATCTCGGCGACGACCACGGCTGCACTGACCGCGCCATTCAGCGGCGTCTATGACCTTGAACTCGTGAGCGCAGGCGGCGTGGTGACGCGCCTCTTGCAAGGAGCAGCAACAGTTTCACCTGAGGTGACGCGATGACCGTAGAAGTTGACCTGACGCAGCAGATCATCTCGATCAACGACACGCGCACAGAGATTGTCGTTCAGGCACCTGGACCCGCAGGCGCGCAGGGTCCGACAGGTCCTGCAGGCGCAACTGGCCCAGCGGGTAGCGCAGGTCCTGCTGGTTCTGCTGCCACCATCGCCGTCGGCAGCGTTGCACAAGGCACCGCGTTTGCAATCACCAATAGCGGCTCATCTTCCGCCGCTGTCTTTGACTTTACGCTCATCAAGGGCGACACAGGCGATACAGGTCCAGCAGGCGCGACTGGCGCCGCAGGATCAGCCGCAACGATCGCGGTTGGTAGCGTCACATCTGGCACCGCAGCCGCCGTCACGAACACTGGGTCTAGTTCCGCCGCTGTCTTTGACTTCACGCTAGTACCTGGCGCAGCGGGTTCGGCGGGTCCTGCAGGCTCTGCCGCGACCATCACCGTTGGCGCGGTCACGCAAGGAACTGCAGTCGCGGTCACCAACAGCGGATCAAGCTCAGCAGCAATCTTTGACTTTGTTCTTGCAAAGGGAGACAAGGGAGATCAGGGCGATCCAGGCGACACAGGTCCTGCGGGAGCCACTGGCGCAACTGGCGCAACTGGAGCCGCAGGCTCCGCTGCGACGATTGCGGTCGGCACCGTCACGCAAGGTACAGCGGTTGCGGTCACGAACACTGGCTCATCCTCGGCTGCAGTCTTTGACTTCGTGCTTGTCAAGGGAGACACTGGCGACACTGGTCCTGCTGGCGCGACAGGAGCGACAGGCGCCACTGGCGCGGCGGGTTCCGCAGCCACAATCGCCGTGGGAACCGTCACCTCAGGAACTGCTGCAGCCGTCACGAACTCTGGCTCGTCCTCTGCGGCCGTCTTTGACTTTGTTCTCGTGCCAGGTGCAACTGGAGCCACAGGCGCGACAGGCGCCACAGGAGCGACAGGAGCCGCTGCAACTATTGCGGTCGGCACGGTTATCACTGGCACCGCTGGCTCAAACGCCACTGTCACCAACGTCGGCAGCTCTGGCGCGGCAATCTTTGACTTCTCAATCCCGCAAGGCGTCGCTGGCTCAACAGGGGCGACAGGCGCGACTGGTGCGACAGGACCTGCAGGAACTGGCGTGCCGGTCGGCGGGACTGCAGGGCAGGTTCTCTCCAAAATCAACGCAACTGACTACAACACGCAGTGGATTGACTTCACGGCTGGCACAGCTGGAACGGGCGGCGTGTATGGCGTCACCACGCTTGAGGACTCCGTAGCCTCGACTTCTACGACGACTGCTGCTGTGCCGAACTCGGTCAAGACTTCTTACGATCTCGCCACGACAAAGGCAAAGGTCAGCGTCGGCACGGCTGCTCCAGTCACGCCAAGCACTGGCGACGTCTGGGTAGATACGGCTGGAACGGCAACGGCAATCAACGCCGTCCCGCTTGCCGCACTGACTGGAACTGGCGCGATGATCTATGGCGCAAGTGCTGGGACGGCAGCGACACTTGCAATCGGAACAGCGGCACAGCAGCTTGTTGTCTCTGGCGGCGTGCCAGCGTGGGCGACAAGCCCAGACATTGCGAAGGACACGCTGACGACTACTGGCGACATCATCTACGCGAGCGGCAGCGCAACGCCTGCTCGACTTGGCGTCGGCACGGCTGGTCAGGTGCTTGGAGTCGCTGCAGGCGTCCCAGCGTGGACGACACCTGCAGGTGGCGGTGGATTGACGCTTATTGCTACGGCTACGCCAAGTGCGGCGACAAGCCTTGCATTTAGCAGCATCCCTGGAACGTATAAGCACCTTCATCTCGTGTACCGAAACGTATTTTTCAGCACAGACAGTTCTTGGCTTGCAATAAGATTCAATAGCGGAACGGCAGCATTATATGACTACGGAACAATGGTCACTGCAAGTTCCGATGGTGATACAAACAGCTCTGGCAACATTAGGGTCAAAACAGCACAAAGTGCAAATATGTTTGGCAATGGTGACGTTCTCAGTTCAGTAGTTCCTGGCGGTGGAACGGCGTCAGGCGCGAACTCATCATCTGGAGCCATCAACATTTATAGATACACAGAACTTGAACATCGTGTTGTGACTTTCCAGGTTGCCGGGTACGATGTAAACGGACGTCTTGCGTGGTCTGCTGGGAATGGTCGTTGGCGAAACACCACTGACGCAATAACAAGCATTGACTTTGTACGTTCTTCAACACAGACAATCACTGGAACCTTCTACCTCTATGGGGTGTCCTAATGCGTTATGAACTAAATGCCACTACAGGCGAGATCATCGAGCGCGAGGCTACGGCTGAGGAGCTGGCGCAGGAGGCTGCGGATCACGCTGCCGCCGCCGCCGCAAATGCCGAGCGAGATGCCGCAGAAGCCGCACGCCTTGCCTCAAAGGAATCCGCACGCGCTAAACTGGCTGCTCTTGGTCTTACTGACGAAGAGATCAGCGCAATCGTAGGAGGCTAAATGGCAAACATCCCAAAGGTCTGGAACGGAACGGCGTTCGTTGAACTGGAGGCTGCGGCCACGGTTCCGCCGGCAGCGTCTACGACCGTGGTCGGCATCGTCCAGCTCACCGACTCAACCTCGTCCACCTCGACCACAACGGCAGCCACGCCGAACAGCGTGAAGTCAGCCTATGACTTGGCTGGCACGGCAATCCCGAAGAATACGGTCACGGCGGCAGGCGACATTCTTTACGCCTCTGGCTCAGCAACCGTTGCTCGACTTGCGGTCGGCGCAACTGATCAGGTGCTAGTCGTCGCCTCTGGCGCGCCTGCGTGGGCATACAAGCCAAATGTTTCCACAAACGCGCAGACTGGAACTGCCTACACGCTCGCACTTACGGACTCAGGCAAGTTGGTGGAACTATCTAACGCCGCTGCGATTACGCTCACCGTGCCAACGAACGCGACTACGGCGTTCCCAACTGGAACGCAGATTGACTTGCTTCAGACCGGCGCTGGTCAGGTGACGGTTGGCGGAGCAGGCGTGACGCTGCAATCTGAAGGTAGCAAGTTGAAACTGAAGGGTCAGTACGCAGCCGCGACGCTCATCAAGCGCGCGACAGATACCTGGGTGCTGATCGGCAACACGAGCGCCTAATGAGTACGCTCGGCATTATTGCGTCGGCTGGCGGAGTCTCGTTTGTTTCTGCAACTGGCGGCACTGAATACACGTCGGGCGGCTACAAGTACCACAAGTTCACGGCGTCAGGGACGTTCACGGTCACGGCTGGAGGTGACGTTGAAGTCATAGCATTCGCTTGCGGCGGCGGCGGTGGCGGCGCCGGC